GATATCCACACACACAAATATGGAGTGACAATGAGCCAAACAAGAGAATCAGTGAGAGTCCTGGAGGAGTGTATCGCCCTCCAGAATCGGAAGGCGTTAGATTAGAAGTGGTATAAATAGGGTATAACAAGGAGCTGAACACCGATGTATACCCTGATGATTAAAAAGCACAACACCACCGGTTTGCAATATTTGTGTAAAACCAACAGGAAAAACATAGAAAAATATACTGGGTCTGGTGTTGCATGGAAAAAACATCTAGCTAAATATGGTAGAGATCTATCAACTACGATTTTATTACAAACTGAAGATCTATCTGAATTTAATAAGCGGTGTGTTGAAGCTTCGGAGTTATATAACGTAGTCAATTCAGACAAATTTGCTAACTTGATAGTTGAAACTGGGTTAGATGGTGGAGTCACTCACAATAATCCATATTGGTTAGTTGGCTTCAAACATTCAGCTGAAGCTAAAAAGAAAATTTCTGACGCGGCAAAGGATATGTGGTCTAGGGCTACTAGGGAAAGTCATCCTGGGTTATATGAAGGCCAGAAGCATACTGAAGAAACTAAAGAAAAAATGCGTAAACCTAAACCACCTTTTTCTGCAGAACATCGAAAAAATATCGGATTGGCTAAACTTGGTAAACGCCGCGAATTTCCACCAGAGAAAAGAGAACAATACTCTAATAGATTATCTAAAAGACAAACCCAAAAATACAAATGTTCAATTTGCCTGAAAACGGGTAACCAAGGTCAGATTGGCCGATATCATAAACAATGTATGGAGAATACAAATTGGAAAAAACTCCCCATTCCATAGTCGTTTTGGATGAATGCAAAGCAATGCAGTTGAAAAAAGCTTTCGATTATCAGAACCCCAATTCTAACGTAACCCAGGCGATGCACTATCGCCGCGGAATTGATTCTATTTTCGACACGATGTGGGGTAAGATGCTACGCATCCAATCGATCCTAGAGTCAGGCAGTAATCCCAATTTTGAGTCGGTTGAAGATTCCTTCAAGGATCTGATCAACTATGCCTCATTCGCCGTCTCATATTCTAGAGGAGCCATGGAAGGCCAGAGTCCAGATCGTGACATCTTCAACCGGCCAAAACCGGTTAAGGTGGATTTTCAAGACCCCAGTCTTGAAGTGAAATCACCTGGGATTGAAGATACTATCACCAAATATCGTGGCAAGTCGATGCCTGATATTCTAGGTGCAATACCAGAATACGTTCCGATCTGGTGCGCCGTCTCGAGCGAACATGTCAACTTTACGACAACGTTCAATGAACGGTATATCGGCAACCAAGCTACGGGGAATGTCTACGGATGATTGGTAGCCAGTATGTGTATATTGACACTATTCGTGCAGAATTTGCTGAGCTTCTTAACGAAGGGATCTTTGTAGAAGACAAGACGGGGGTCAAGCTTCTCGAGATCCCTGCAGCATCCTTTGTGGCATCTGAAGGAACCATCTTTGGTTCTCCCAACGAAGATTATATCCAACGCGAGTTGTCTTGGTATAGGACTCAGTCACTCAACGTGAATGACATTCCAGGAGGCCCCCCGCAAATTTGGAAAGATGTGGCTGACCCGATGGGCAAGATCAATTCCAACTATGGCTGGGCCATTTGGTCACCGGACAACGGTGGTCAATATTTCAAGGTCTTGAAAGAGCTTCGTGATAACCCGCTTTCACGTAGAGCCATCATGATTTATACCAGGCCTTCGATGTGGTATGATTACAACCTTAATGGCCGGTCGGACTTCATGTGCACCAACACAGTCCAATATCTCATTAGAAATGGAGCTCTCTCGGCGATCGTTCAGATGCGGTCTAACGATGTGTTCTCCGGGTATCGGAATGATTATGCCTGGCAAAAGTTCGTCTTAGATGAACTAGCGGCAGCTTTGGACATTCCTGCTGGTGATATTATCTGGCAGGTTGGGTCTCTTCACATCTATGAACCGCAATTCTATCTGGTTCATCACTATCGTATAACGAGAGAGATCACCATCACCAAGAAGAAATACGCCAAAACATATCCTATCTCAGAATGGAAACCAAAAGATGTCTGAAGTTCATGTACTACGGATAACAGTGAAACAGGATGGTAACGGTTATCCAATCCAACCGGTTACTACTATCGCTGGAATTTACGATGATGAAACCAAACTGGAAAAAGATTTAGCAGGTATAGTTAAGAACCCGTACTTTGGTTCAGGCTCGCATGCTGTAACAACCTACAAGCTCAATGAGGATTACAGTGGGTATTCTAAGTACTGGAAAGACTAAAAATGCATAGTATTCTGGAAGAAGATAAGTGGACCAGGCGCTACGTAGCCTTGGCCAAACATATATCTGATTGGTCTAAGGATCCTTCAACCAAATGTGGTGCTGTGGTTATCGGTGACCATGGACAGGTTCTGTCGACGGGTTTCAACGGGTTTCCTCGAGGTATCGCAGATGATAGTCGGCTGCATGACCGTGAAACCAAGTATAAGCACATCATCCATGCTGAGATGAACGCCATCTATAATGCATCCTTGACATCAGTATCCTTGAACGGTTCGACTCTATACGTTTATGGTCTTCCGGTGTGTGCTCATTGTGCCCTGGGGATTATTCAATCAGGCATCAAGACTGTGGCGGTTGCTTACCCGCGAAATATTCCAGACAAATGGAAAGAATCCGGTGAATTAACAGAAGCCCTATTCTCAGAAGCAGGAGTGCGATATTTCCAGTTCTTTGCTGATTGAACCTACTGAATATTACGACGAATTTAAGCGTTACTACGGGCTTGCTAAGAAGCAGCAGGAACTCTGTAATCTAGGTTCAGTTCCTCATGAGTTGTCTGAGGTGAACGACTCCTTGATGGAGAATGTTCACCTGTATGACGTAGTTGAACGTAAGTATGCCGGGTTCTCTCAAATCGTTAACGACTGCTTCTACGGAACAGGTGAAGAACATCCATACTACCATAAGCTGCAAACTGGCGACGTCACCAACCAACGTAGAATAGTAACTGAGGACTGGAACGGCAAGAGAGACACATTTGGTTTGGCCGAATGGCTCTATGTTTTCATCGTCCACCGTATTACTGGTTCAGGCATCAACTATGCCAAGAAGCCTTCTGGATATCATAACACCATCCTGTTCCATCTACATCAGGCTGATGACGTGCATGGTATGGCCAAACTGATCAAGAACTACCCAGCCACGTTCTATACGTCTGGTGGTTATCAGTTCCCACAATTCCCCAAGCCAACTTCTGATTATAGGAAAGGTGGAGACTACTATCTTTGTGAATTTGCCACACTTCTGTCGTACGACTTGGCCTGCTGGTTGGTTCATCAGAAAGAAAAGCCAGGGCTTCGCGATATCATAGATTTCATGCTGGTATGGAACGTTGAGCATGGGTTGAAGCAGTACAAGTTCCAGTACGCCGCAGTCGCTGCTGATATTGCTGACTGGTTCCCAGATCTTGTAGACCGTGACTCTATGTTCACGTACGGTTCGAATGCTAGAGAAGCTATGTCGTATATGGCCACACCGAAGGTCAAGATGAAGCAGGATGATTTTCTGGATGCAGTTATGGAAATGGGATGTTCTGACCTAGATGCCAAGCCTTATAACCTCGAGGACTGCTTTTGTGACGCGATTCGATGGCTTGAGAACTATTGTGGCAAAGGTGGTGACTATGATCACCTAGACCTTAGCCAGATCTGGAATTCCTCACATCTCAAACATCCACATGGGAGGCAGCGTTGGCTCACAACAACCACGTAATTGATGGCATTAACAAGGATGCGGTCAACATTTTCGAGGGCTTCAATACCAGGGCTGGAGCCAAGGAACACTACCTAAGGTTGGCCGATGGGTTCATTCCATACAACCCAGATCCTGTTGTCATCGAACATGATGGAGTCCGGGTGGTTCGTGATGACTTGATTGTTGGAACTAAGACCAGGGCAGGTGATATGCTCATGTCCAAGGCCAACCAAAAAACGATCGTCTATTCCCAGCCACGTACCGGCCTGGCCGGTGTTTCAATCTTAGATTGTGCCAGGCAACATGACAGAGAAGTGGTTCTGTTCATGCCAGCATCTAAACGTATCTCGTTGCATCAGGCCTGTTGTATCGAACAGGGTGCCAAACCCATCTTCCAACGCATTGCGGCGATGCCCAACCTCAACCGTTTGGCCAAGATCTGGGCAGAAGAGAACGATGGCTTCTTTATCCCACTCGGCCTAAGACACGAATACGCAACAGCCGGTATCGTGCATGCGGCCTCTATGATTGACGAACCAGACGAGGTTTACGTAGCCATCTCAACGGGTGTATTGTCCCGGGCCCTTCAAATCGCCTGGCCAAACGCCAAGTTCCACGAGGTGGCTGTTGCTAGAAACCTTAAGGCCGGTGAAGCCGGTGAGGTTGATGAATTGATCAGCGACCCTCTACCGTTCACAACCCCAGAAAAGGCTGAGAACCTGCCACCGTTCCCGTGTGTGGCCACATACGACTCGAAGGTGTGGAAATATATTCCAAAGAACACCGGCCGAAATATTCTCTTCTGGAACGTCGGAAAAGAACCTGTACTCCAGGATGAGAGCATATATAATACCGTGAACTCCTATAGAGACTGGGACAAAAATTTATCATGAAACGCCTCCTAACATCACCATTCAACGCTATCTCCAGCTCTATGCATTCCCATAGGGCTGCACAGGGTGTCATCTACGCCGACATGATCTATCGAGGTGGGAATGCCGTTGATATAGATTTTGGCAACAAGGCCAACTACGATGACTACGACACCCTGTTAATCTATCATGGAAATGATTGGTCAGGATCTCTCAACCTTTTCGGTGGGATGAAGGCCTTTGCCGGCATTGATCGGATCATTGAGCTTTCAAACTATAAAGGTCAAGTCGTATCTTTGATTGAAGATATGCCTGATTATCATGGTATTCTATATGAGCGTTACAAGAAACTGGATGACCTCAATAGTCAATGGCATAAGGTTAACTGGGAAGGTATGGCAAGTCTTGAGTCGAGATCGATTACGCTTAGCTTGCAGGACTTAAACAGCTATAGTGAACAATACGCAATTGGCACACTACCAAGAACACTAGTGATTGGTGACTCTCATGCCATCTCCTTATATTGCCCTGGTACAGAAATGAACTCTGTTCCATTCAAGACCTTGCATGGTGCTCTGAATGAAGGCCTGGAAACATTCCTCCTTAATCCCAAAGGCCTCAAGGAAGTGGATTCTTATTTTGGGAATATCGATATCCGTCACCATCTGATGAGACAAGAAAATCCTAGCATCGCCGCAAAACAGCTAGCTCAAAGATACGTATACGAAGCCACACTGCTGGCTGACAAGTACGAATTGTCCAATTGGAATATCTTTGTGCCGCTGCCTATAGAGGATGAATCACGCCAAGTTCCTAAGACAGGTTGGTATAAGGGAACTCCATTCTTCGGATCATGGAAAGAACGTAACCAGATTCGAACCGAATTCAACGGTTGGCTACGGGTTTTTGCGCGCCTTGTCACAAAGGCAAAGATAACTATCGTCGATGATTGGGCTGATGGATTAATGAACTCTGGTGGTCAACTGGATTTCAAGCACATGGAGAAGCCCAGGTCCATCCACCTCTCGAGGGCATCATACCCGTTCTGGACTGGGCAATATTGGAATGATGGTAATGGCTCCTTGGCCAAGAAGGCTGAAGGCATCGAAGGGTTTTTTGGAGAATAATATGGCAGACTGGATTAGAATTACTAAAGATAATTATAAAGACCTAAAGGTTGGTATGGCATTTGCTGCCAAGCTTAAGTATAGTGAACCTGGTGTATATAACATATACATTGGGTATATCGAAGATCTCTTACCTCCGAATAATGGCCTAGGCATATGGCTTAAGGGGCGTGTAATTACTGATAGTGTGGGTCCTTATATGGATTATTCCATAAGTGAAAGCCTTATAGACCTTTTGGATGAAATGAAGCTGTATTCAACCTTCCGTAAATTTACGGAACAGGACACTAAATTGACAGAATTCGTGACCCTGAGTTATGCATCCGACCCTCATATCTCTATGCCTCCTTCAAAACCTAAGAGCAGTTCTATTGACTATCGCTTCGGCGAGGATGGTTACATCGACGAACTGAAGACCTATATCGATGCAACCTACGGTGCCCACTATTCAGGTAAGGTGGGTCCAATGGATATCATGATCGCTGGGGGTCAGGCTCTAGGATTTATTGTCGGAAGTATCATAAAATACGCATTCCGCCTAGGAAAAAAAGATAACTATAAGCGTGACGACGTGCTGAAGATTGCACACTACGCTATTCTCCTCCTCCACACATATGACGTTTTGAAACTAGGAGACAAGAAAGATGGTTAAATTTAGAGTATATTTTATGGAGAGAAGTCCTCTCGAGACTACTGCATCTCATTGGGAACTTCTCAATGGAAACACCTTGCACTTTTTTAATCTCGGTAAAAGCTTATCCAAGCAAACTGAATTAGTGCTTGGACCCAATACTTATTGGACAACATTTGAAAGAAAGGAAGACTAATTTGACGTTTGAAATCAAGATGCCGATTGAGGAGCTCAAGAAGCGAAAACTTATGGTCGCGACACCGATGTACGGTGGCATGGCCGCGGGCATGTTTACGAAGTCGATCGCAGATTTGTCGGCACTGTGTGTACATTATGGAATTACCCTCCAGATGTACTTCTTGTTCAACGAGAGCTTGATCACTCGGGCCCGCAACTATTGCTGTGACGAATTTATGCGATCCGATTTCCATCATCTGATGTTTATCGATGCTGATATCGGATTCAACCCACACGACGTAATTGCTCTGATGGCTATGCAGGCCTCCGATCCCAAATACGATATCGTCTGTGGGCCCTATCCTAAGAAGTGTATCTCTTGGGAGAAGATCAAGATGGCCGTTGATAAGGGCCACGCTGACGAGAACCCAGAGAACCTGAATAACTTCGTTGGTGATTATGTCTTCAATCCTAAGGCCGGTGTCAGTGAGATCCCGATCGGGGAACCGGCCGAAGTTTCTGAGGGCGGTACCGGATTCATGATGATCGCCCGGGAAACGCTGGACCGGTATAAGCTAGCTTATCCGGAACAGATGTATAAGCCAGACCATGTTCGTACCGAGCATTTTGATGGCACCCGCGAGATCATGGCGTACTTTGATTGCATCATCGACCCAGAATCTAGACGTTATCTCTCAGAGGATTACAACTTCTGTTATCATGCCCAGAAGGCAGGTATGTCAGTATGGCTATGCCCATGGATGCAGCTGCAACATGTTGGGACGTTCGTCTTCGGTGGGTCTCTTGCAGCCCTGGCTTCTATCGGCGCCTCGGCCACTGCATCTGTTGATGATTTGAAAAAACCTAAGCCAAAAAACAAAAAGTAACCTATAGTTAACCTACAGTTTCTTATTCCATGGAACCTTTCCTAGCATATGCCCAGGATTGGTTTCGTAGAATTTAGCAATTGAAGCTCTTCTTTTAAGTTTTGTGGCTTCTGATTGTTTGACCCCACTGCTTGATATCTTATTTTTCTTTGATATTTCCATAAGAATTGGGTTTGTGTGCTTAGTTTGCCCCTTACACCAACTAGGTTTTCCTCGCATTTTCAACCCAGCGGCTGTAGTGTTAGCTAAAACCCTAGGGTCAGTTTTCGTTAATCCACAATTCCAGGATTTATTGAGTCTTCCTAATGTAAATCCGAAAGGCTCTTCACCAGGAATGAACATCTTAGCAATAACTCCATTGTTGTAAAACTTGGTGCCTCTAGTATTTGAAGTTTTTGCTATGGTTTCTTTTAATGCTGCATATTGTCTTGATGTAAGTTTGAAATATTGATCTTTATGCCAAACGTTTGATCTTTGCATATTAAAGAATGCTAGAGACATAGAATAGTTTTCATACGTTTTCCATAGTAACATATGTGCAATGAAGTGCTGTCTTGGTGTTAGCTTGACTATATTTTCAAGAGATTTTGCGTGTTGCTTAAACATCGATTTTGGAAGAATGTGGTGTTTTTCAACATATCGGGTGGCATCAATATGTTGGAGTTTACAAAATTCAATAAATTTAATGTAACGTTCAAGGTATCGACTGTTGTGCCTGATACTAGTTAACTCTTGATAAATATTCATTCTGGAGATCTCCCGGTTTCTAGCGTGGTTGGACGTTAGTAGCGTCGCGAACCACTTATTTATAGGATGTTGGAAATCAGCTTCGCAGCTCAAGAGAAATCAACCAGTTAGCGCTGAACCGGTTAAGGTGACCAAACCCCGAGCTAAGGCCGCCCGCAAATAGTTGTTTACATCAGACCCAGTCTGTGATACAATATGAATAAGTGAAAAAGGAATAACATGAAATTAGAACCACGCACGATTCAGATCCTGAAGAACTTTGCATCCATCAACCCCTCCCTGATTTTTAATGAGGGTGTTGATGGTTCTGTGATCTCAACGGTTTCGCCAGCAAAGACTATTCTAGCCAAGGCGAAGATTAAGGAGAATATCCCATGCCGATTTGGGATCTATGACGTTAATAGGTTCATCAATGCTATGTCGATCTTTCCGGAGGCCGATATCGAACCTACCGAGAAGGTGGTTACGATCAAGGGGCCAAACGGTGCAGTAACCCGTTACACGTGTACTGATCCGGCAAATATCATTGCGCCCCCCGCCAAGGAAATTACTATGCCCAAGGTGGATGTTGAATTCAGCTTGACAGATCTCGATTTTACCAAGGCCATGAAAGCGCTGAGTATTCTAGGTCTACCAGAAGTTGCGATCGTTGGTGATAGGGAGATTGTCTATATCCAGGCCATCGACTCTAAGAATCCAACTTCTGACAACTTTAAGCTTCCGGTTGGAAAGACCGATGCAGAGTTCCGGTTCATCTTCAAGGCTGAGAACCTGAAGATTCTGTCCGGTGACTATGCCGTAAAGATCTCCTCCAAAGGCCTGGCCAATTTTGTAGGCGCGAATGTGGAATACTATATCGCAGTTGAGTCGAACGGAAGTTCCTTTACAGCCTAAGTAATCTATCGGTTACATTTCGTTATGTGAATTATATGTGACATTGGAGTTATCATGAATACAGATCTAATACAATCAGTGTGGGTGGAGAAGTATCGTCCTCATACGATCGGCGATACTATCCTCCCTAAGCAGCTCAAAGAGACTTTCCAGAGTTTCGTTGATCAAAACCATATTCCCAATATGATCTTAGCTGGTTCGGCCGGCGTCGGTAAGACTACAGTAGCAAAGGCGCTTTGCGATCAGCTCGGTTGTGACTATATAGTCATCAACGGGTCTCTGAACGGTAATATCGATACCCTACGTAACGAGATCATGACCTTTGCGTCGACGATCTCCTTTACCGGTGGTCGTAAATACGTGATCATCGATGAGTTTGATTACGTCAACCCCAACTCAACACAACCTGCCTTGCGGAACTTCATGGAAGAATTCTCCAAGAACTGCGGGTTCATCTTCACGTGTAATTTCAAACATCGGATCATCGAACCTCTACATTCTCGTTGTGCGGTGATTGATTTCTCTATCCCAAATGGAGAAAAGGCCGAGCTTGCACGCCAGTTCATGCAACGCATCCAAGAGATCCTAGCTGCTGAGAATGTGACGTATGATTCCAAGGCAGTGGCCGGAGTCATTAAGCAGTACTTCCCAGATTGGCGTCGTGTGATCAACGAGATCCAACGTTACGCTTCATCAGGTCCTATCGATAGTGGAATTCTGTCGACCTTTAAAGACTCGCATCTAACACCTCTTATCGGCTTCATCAAGGAAAAGAACTTCACCGGAGTTCGTAAATGGGTCGGTGAAAACTCTGATCTGGATCAAACCACAATCTTCAGAGCACTTTACGACACCTTGACAGGCGAGCTAACAACTGCTTCTATCCCGCAATTAGTCCTTATCCTGGCCGACTACCAATACAAGGCGGCCTTTTGCGCTGATCATGAGATCAACATCTCAGCCTGTTTGGTTGAGATCATGGCAGGGTGTGACTTCGTATGATCTGGTACAATTCAATCAAGAATTGGTTCCTTAGGGTTTGGAACTTTCTACAAGAATTCTTCTATACCGGAGACCGGTGTTATATGTGCACCAAGCACCTAGATCTTCTTGGTGATGAGATTATCCTGGGTGTCAGAGGTGCACACGTCAACTTCTACATGTGTGAGGAGTGCGCCAACGATATAGCAGCAGGTGTCGATGTCAGCGCTTAGCCCATTCGACTATTTAAACTCCATCACCTTCACTAAACAGGATCTGATGGAAGATCCTGAGAACGTTAAGGGATACTCACCATTCATGGTTAATAGAGGATTGTCATACCATTATGACACCATTCTCTACGCCAATGAGATGAATTCGAGACCAAATATCGATAAGGATGCCCAGTATGCGTACCTTATAAATATCATCAGAGCAAAGAAGCGTTTCGCCAAGTGGGCTAAACCTCAGGTTAATGATGATATCAAGGCGATCATGGAATACTTCAAGTATTCATTAAATCATGCCCGTGCCATCCTTCCTCTTCTTACCTCAGAACAACTGAAAGAAATAAAAAAACAACAAAAGGTTGAGTGATGAGTGACTATAGTATCTTCCAAGGACGCGGTGTTAAGGTAAGTCTTGTTAGCGATGACGATTTCCTGAAGATACGAGAGACGCTCACCAGGATTGGTGTGGCCTCCAAGGACTCCAACAAGCTCTACCAATCTTGCCATATCCTCCATAAGCAGGGCTTATATGCCATCGTCCACTTCAAGGAACTCTTCATCTTGGACGGCAAGAGCGCCAACTATACAGATGAGGATGAAGCCCGCCGTAATACGATTGCCATGCTCCTGGAAGAATGGGGCCTGTTGGATATCGTTGATGGGGATGGGCTCGAAGAGAAGTCTGTCCCCCCACGTGCACTTAAGATAGTGCCGTTCCGTGAGAAGGACCGTTGGGAACTGATCCCCAAATACACCATCGGCAAGCTCCGATAAAAGTTACCCTCCCCCTAAAATAGTTGTGTACTTATTCACCGGTTATGATATGATAAGAATATCAAAACTGGAGACACATCATGAATGATTACCTGGGCAAGGAACTGGCAGTGGGCGATACGATCATCATGATCACTCCAGGCTATCGTGACTTCACTAAGGGGAAGATCGTTCGATTTACTCCTCAGTACGCCATCATCGAGATGCCTAAGACAGTTCGCTGGTCTGGTTATCCTAATGGCATCAAGCAACAAGGTTATCAGCTGATCAAGATCGAAGAATAAATGTTAGGATTGTTTTGGCGCCTTATTGTTGGCCGGTTTCATCTCCATGACTGGGAAACGAAGAACCGGATAAACGTTTGGACTTCTGATAACAGTACCCGTCCACTGTATGCGCGAGTTGAACTTTGCTGCAAAACATAGATAATGGGTAGAAAGACATATATAAGAACTACGTGCTTGTGGGGGAATTTCGGTAGACCCGTGAGACTCAAAATCTCATTCCGTAATAGGAGTGCGGGTTCGACCCCCGCCAGGCACACCAAAATTAAATTCTTCCGTCGTCTAATCATCTAGACTAGGACACTCACTAAAGGTGGGAGATGCTGGTGCAAGTTCAGCCGGAAGAAGATCATTAGGTCCCATCGACCAATGGCCTAGGTCACCAGACTTTCACTCTGGAAATACGGATTCGACTTCCGTTGGGGTCACCAAGATATATACATTGGGCTTGTAGTTTAATGGCAAAACCCCTGATTTGCACTCAGGTGACAGGGTTTCGATTACCCTCTAGTCCACCAAAATTTTAGGAGTAACAGTGAAGAGCACGATCGTCTACATCCATGGTTATGGGTCTTCACCGGCCTCTGATACTGCTGTTAAGTTCAAGAATGAGTTCAAGGATGAACACTTCTTGTGCCCGCATATTAATCATGATCTGGATCCGTATACGACCAAGAAGCAACTTGATGCATTTGCTGATAAGCTGAAGAATCATGACGATGTGGTCGTTATCGGTTCCAGTATGGGTGGGTTCTGGGCAGATTATATGGCTGTAACCCACGGCTTCAAGACAGTCTTGATCAATCCAGCTCTCAAGCCTTCGGTAACCATGAAGCGTTTTGATGCTCCGGATAAATACATCAAGCACTACGCCGAGATCGAAGCTTTTATCAAACCCCATAGTCGTCATTTCATCGTGACTTTCTACGGTTCAGATGATGAGATCATCCCAATCGATCATATTCATCAACACTACAAGAACCCTATCATCTTGAAGGGTGAAACCCACCGGATCAGTAATATGAAGCCGGTTTTCGATATGGTTAAGAAGATGATCGGGAATTACCCGGAGAAGCAATAGTTGGTCCAGTCGTTTAAGAGTTTTTTGACGGAAAAATACGTCAATCTCATTCAACATCGCCATGACAACGACCGTGAGAAACACGCTGACCACGTATACAAGATGCTTCATCATGCGTATGAGCCTATTGGTGGCCTTCATGGTAATGGTTTCAAAGACAAACACGATATGCTCAAGAGCATCCCTATGTGGAAGCTCCATAAGGGATCTGATGGTAAGGTAAAGGCCGCCGCCCTTTATAAGGACAAGGGTGGCCGAAAGCTGGTAGCCTTTGCGACTGATGGGTCGCACGAAGGTAAACACGCCATGTCTCACATCATCAAGGACGATGTGCATAGGAAGCGTTCATATTCAGAGATCTCAGGCCCAGCGATCGGGTTCCATAAGAAGCATATTGGGGATCTGAGACAACACGCTATGAAGCCTCATGAAGTCAAGAAGCTCATGCATGACGATGAAATTCGAAAGGTTCCACATGGCGATGCTGAAGTCGCTCGACACCCAGAACTGAAACACCATTTCTATCAACGGAAGATCGGTGGTGAATGGCACACCAAGTTGGCGATCGGATCATCTGGCCAACATATAAAATAATCGTAATATTTGCTATGAGGATGCGATGAAATTCAAACGTGAAACCAGGTTTGAGCGTTGGTCGAAAAAGACCAAGCAACCGATCACCAAGTTTGCTTGGTGGTGGACTAAGGTAGGGGATTATTTGATTTGGCTTGAGGATTATGATGAATATTATCAAATCGAGGCCCCAGAGGGCGCGCCTATGTTCATAGTGCGTGTATATCGAAATATCATTAAGTCGGACCGATCGCCATGGGCCCGTGCAGGGCCCAGGTGGTTAGCTAAGACTATATACGTTCGGGACAATCAATAAGCCCCACAGAAAAATAGTTGTGTACTTTTCTGTCACTCATGATATGATAAGAATATGACCGTTAAAAACTATTCGAGCTACGGCTCCAAGCCTTCTGATACCGCTGTGGTCAAGAAGGATCGTTACCAGATTACGGCATCAGCCCAAGCCTGGATCGGTGTTCGTTACGCTGAGAAGACCAAGGCGATCGCCAATCTGGCCGAACAAACCATGGATGCCCTCGTTGAGGGTAATCTGGTAGACTTCGGTCGTGATGTAACTCTCCGGCTAGCTCTTATCGATGATAAGACAGCCGGCCTCTACATGCACACTGAGAACCTGTTGGCCATTGATGTCAGCAAGATCAATATGGCGCATCCTACGATGTCCAGGCCAGATCTGATCGGTGGTTTCTCGTTGATCGAGACGATCTGTCATGAGATGGTCCACGCTGAACAGTATCACCAAAATCGGCTCATTCAAACCGGCCCTAACCAAACCAGGACCGCGTATATCTATCGTTATCGGGCTCGGAATGAAACAGAATTTCGGAATGTCAATCGTGTTCTGAAGTTGACCTACGAGCAATATCGGGCCCTTCCTTGGGAAAAGGAAGCCTTTGATCGTCAAGTTCCATTGGCTCAGACGGTCACCAATATGAAGCCGGACCTTAAGAGCACCATAAGAAATATTAACGATCTTTACCTAAAAGATTTGCTGCTTCGGCGATAATAGTTGTGTACAAATATCCTATATCGTGTTATGATAACATATATAGGAATTCAAGCTTAAGAGGGTAATCCCAATGTCTACCGATACCAGAGAGACTCGAGAGGTGCTTCGTGAATTCGAAGCCGATCTGCGCGACTTCGCTGCAGTGCGCATCGGAACCACATCCTCTAATGCAGTAATCAAGATGGCCCAAGACCCCAAGCTCTACAAGGACGTTGCTGAAGCCTACTGGCGACAGCGTATCGTTTGTCCGGCCTAATTAGGCCTTGTAGGGGTTAAGCATTAAGGGGCGATGCCTCGGTCTCCAAAACCGTATAGACAGGTTCGAGTCCTGTAATCCTTGCCAATTTACCAACAGCTGGTGGCGGAGTTAGATATCGCGACGGTCTGCAAAACCGTTTACATGGGGGCAGTTCCCATCCAGTTGTCCATTCTCCTATGGTGTAGCTGGTAGCACGTGAGGCTTTGGTCCTTAAGGGCGTCGTTCGAATCGACGTTGGAGATCCATTATAAGAAAGAACTGTTATGCTAACCTTTGCAATTGGTGATGTTCACGGCCGCTATGACCTTCTGAAGAAGGCCTTTGAAGCTATGGCCGTATATTACGCAGAAGAAACCGATGCAGAAAAGTTTCGTATCGTGATGCTTGGTGATTACGTGGATCGTGGTCCTCAGTCTAAGCAGGTTATTGATTTTCTGCTCATTCAACTAGATAATGCCAAAAGCAATGGCCTTTTTGAACTGATTTGCATGAAGGGCAACCATGAAGATATGATGGTTGATGCCTTAGAAGGCCGTAGAATTGGCCTCTGGCTTGGTAATGGCGGGTATGCCACGATCAAGTCCTATCTGAATGGAATGGCCTTTGATAGGGACAACCTCGGTAAGGAAATTCCACAGTCTCATATCGATTGGCTGAAGGATCTTCCTACCTCGTATGAGGATGACCTGAGGATCTTCGTCCACGCTGGATTGATGCCGAACGTCCTTCTTAAGGATCAAAATGATGAATCCTTGATGTGGATTAGGGATCGGTTTCTGGATCGTGACGGTTCCAATTTCCCTGATGGGAAACATATCGTCCATGGCCATACGCCAATCCACTACAACAAGCCGGATCATAACGTTCCGGAACTTTTGGAACACCGGACTAACCTGGATACCGCTGCCTATTTTGGTGGTATTTTGTCGGTAGGTGTCTTTGACGACAAACAAGCTCAACCGTTAAAGGTTCTCAGTATAACAATGGAGTAAGAAATATTGTAGTAGAATGCCCCCAAGGGGGGCAACCGTGTAAAGGGATCGACAATCAAGATCAGGGTGCGAACCTGATTTACCAAATCGATCATCATCTTCGCACGATGGGAAGCGGCGTAAATTTAAGACGTCGCCACGGGTTCTGCTGCCAACAATTCGCATAACTAAGAATATGGATTATCACGAACAACCACTAGCTGACCGCATTGCAATCAGAATTCAAGAATTTCTTGGTGAGAACTTTGATCCTGAGATCTTTGACTCCACCACATTTAAGAATGAGATCACTAACTTGATTCATGCCGTCCTCGATGAAACATATGGAGATTATTGATTGCAGGTTATCAACCATCTTATTGACGGGCATCCGCTGTATAAGGCCTCGCCCAACGTTGGCGGAGCTCTTATCAACCCCACACTTCTGGTGATGCATTTCACAGCATCTGGAGTTGGTGCAAGGGGTGATGCTGATTTTCTGAGCAATCCTAATGCCAAGGCTTCAGCCCACGTGGTCGTAGGTGAGACCGGAGACTATTACCAGATCGTTCCGTTCAACAAGAAGGCCTGGCATGCTGGGGTATCTTCGTGGAAGGGTAAGAACAATTGTAACGATTATTCCATCGGTATCGAGGTTGATAACTGGGGGATCGTTACGAAGAAGCCTGATGGGACGTTCCAATCTTGGACCAAGGCGCCGGTTGATGCTAGCCGTGTTGTCCACCTGAAGAATAAGCGTGGAGTCGATGCCTATTGGCAGACATACACAGATATCCAACTTGCAAAGGTTGGCGAGATTACCAAGGCCATCTTGGCAGCATATCCATCAATCAAGGAGATTGTTGGCCATGAGGACGTAGCACCTGGACGAAAGACTGATCCAGGCCCAGCGTTCCCACTGGCCCGTTTTCAATCTCTCTTGACTCATTAATACGCCAGTTTAGCTCAGTTTGGTAGCAGCGCGCGCCTTGTAAGCGCGAGGTCGGGGGTTCGAGGCCTCCAACTGGCACCAATAAAAAATGTTCAAGGAGGAAATATGAACTCTAGAACCAAAGCTAAATGTATAGATAAACGTCGATTACATAAACGACTTCGACGAGCAGTGAAAGCAACTTCGATAACTCATATCGGCAACGGCCGATCAATGAGATCTGGTTATGGATCTGGGGTTAAACGCAAATCATTCTCTTAATCATGAAAAGGTGAACAATGAAACTACAAGAACAATTTGAATCCGCTTGGAAAGCTGCAGCCGGCGCAAAGGCTCTATCTCGTGGCGATATGCTTTTCCTGGCTCTTAACCGAGCAATGAACGGTGTCGACATCCACCCAAACCAACTTCTTTATGCTTTCTCCAAGGAGATCCAGGAGATGTTCACTCCGACCACTGACGCTAATAAGTTGGCCAATGGTTATGCTCGTTGGAAGGCAGTTGAACTGGCACTTCCGGAGTGTATGAAGAGCCCTGGTTGGGATTTCCTGACCGCCGAAGAACATCTTGAGTACCGAGAGGTGATCCGGGCTATGGCCGAAGCATTCATTGTCCAACTTATGAATGAACAAGAAATTGAGCTCCCGGATGCTGACTATCTGTATATCACCGTCCGCAAGGATCTCTCTCCGGAGCAACAGGTGGTTCAGGCTGCTCATGCGGCGTTCATCGCTGGCGTTAACTTTGGTCAACGGGGCCTGAGTGATCAGATCGATCCTGAGGGCGTCCACTTTGTGGTTCTTCATGCAGAGGACGAATTCGAGCTTCTTGAGGCCTTTGACTTTGATGCTGAGAAGTTCAACTTTGACCTGTATCCTTACTACGAACGTGACCGGCATGAATTCACCGCGGTAGCTTCTCCGGTGATCACCGGGAAGACTCGGGAAGTATATAAGGGTAAGCCGCTTCTTAAGTTTGACACTTCTATGGTTGAGATTGTCTTCAAGCCGGAAGACAATGAGCCGGTGGCATTCCGCGATATCTCCATGGATGACGAAGGCCTGACCTTTGTTCCTGGCTGGGGTGCGTTCGACCTATCGAAGTTCAACCCGATCGTTGTGGGTTCTGGGGATCTTAGTGTTTCTGAGATTCGACCTAGCGCACCCGTATACGCAGATATGGGTAAACCGGAATATTTCCTAGGAGGGTTCTTCAACGACATCACACTTAATGGTCGCCGAATTTCAGATGAGGTTTACGGCGCTGACTATTGGTCCGGCCCCATTTTTGGTGCTCCTGGGTTGGGTCAACACTCTCAAACTTCTGTCGAAAGAAATATGCAAACGACCTAAAATAGTGGTGTACATATTTGGCTACTGTGATACTATGGGATAGTAAGCTAATCACAAGGAAATCACGTGGCTAAGTTTGATATTACTATCGTCGGTGCTGAACCTACGAACCGAGTTGTTTCTGTCTTCACTGTGGAAACTGTGACCGAATCTATGGTCGAGGCTCTTGAAGTTTTTGACGAAACGGTTGCTCCGACGTTCCGCATCTTCGTTCGCACCGCTGAAGGCGAGGAATTTCAGGCTTTCACTTGGTGCCGGGACGAAGCATCGGGCATCGCCCGCGCTTGGCGCGAGGGTGTCGAGTTTGGTCACGACGTGGCCGCTGTTTGGGCGGAGGCG